TGAAAGAGCTTGGTATCATTCGTCAGAGGTGGGGAGCTATGGAGGTATATGACTATGAGAACAATGATAAAGGGAATTTCGGTGAAGCTTAAAGTGCAGACGCAGACAGGTGTTGACGGCTTTGGCAGACCAACTTATGAGGATAGTTGGGAGCTTGTTGACAACGTTCTTGTAGGCGAGCCGTCGTCTGATGATGTTATAAGCGAGCTTAACTTATCGGGCAAACGCATAGCTTATGTGCTTGCTATACCGAAAGGCGACACTCACACCTGGGAGAACACAGAAGTTGAGTTCTGGGGAATGACGTTCAAAACTGTTGGTATCCATACGCAGGGCATTGAAGAAAATCTGCCACTCAGCTGGAACAAGAAAGTCAAGGTGGAACGCTATGGATAAGGTAAAGATAGTTCTTGACCGAAAGGGCGTAATGCAAATGCTAAAGTCTAAAGAGGCGGAGAACATCTGCCGTGAGTTTGCAGACAAGGCTGCCAAACGTTTAGGTGACGGCTATGAAGTATCCACCTATGCAGGCAAAAAGCGTGTGAATGCAAGTATAAAGGCTGTGACCTATAAGGCAAGAAAGGAAACAAAGCAGAACAATGCTATCTTAAAGGCGGTGCTGAGCAAATGATAGAGGAGATAATTCTGAACTATCTCAGCGAAGCCTTAGACGTTCCTGTTCTTACGGAAGAAGCCCTAGCAACTACGGAAACCTTTGTGTTGCTTGAAAAGATAGGCTCGTCTGAAAGCAATGGGATATCATCAGCAACATTTGCAGTGCAGTCATACAGCAAGAGCCTTTATGAGGCGGCAAAGCTCAACCATGCTGTTAAAAGGGCCATGCGTGACGCTGTGGTGCTTGATGATGTTATATCCTGCAAGCTGAACAGCGATTATAATTACACCGACGAAGAAACAAAACGATATCGCTATCAGGCGGTATTCGATATACGATTTTACGATTAAAAGGAGAGATAACAATGGCAAACACCAATAATGCAAACAACGTTACCGCAGGCAAGCCTAAGATAGGCGGTGCGGTATATCGTGCAAAAAAGGGTACTGCACTGCCTACAGATGCTACAACGGCTCTTACAGAGGCGTATAAGTGTCTTGGCTACTGCTCAGAGGACGGACTGTCAAACGGCAATGACCGTTCAAGCAATAAGGTAGCTGCATGGGGCGGAGATGTAGTGCTTAATATGACGAACGCAGGCAGTGATACCTTTACGCTGACCCTTATAGAAGGACTAAGTGAAGAGGTCCTTAAAACTGTCTACGGCTCTGATAACGTAACTGCTAATGCGAGTAATGACATCACAGTGGCGGTGAACGGCGGCTCAGACGAAGAAGCTGTGTATGTATTCGAGCTTATACTCAAAGGTGGAGCTTTAAAGCGTATCGTAGTGCCGTGTGCTTCTGTAACATCACTTGGCGAGGTCAAGTATGTTGATACAGACGCTGTGGGTTACAATATAACGCTTACTGCCGTCAATGACGAGAGTGGCAATTCTCACTATGAGTACATTCATTTGAAGTCTGAGTAACAGGAGGAAGATCATATGCTTAAAGGTATCACAAAAAGCGGCTTTGAATATGAAGTCGAAGATAAGGCTCTTGACAGTTGGGAACTGCTTGAATCGCTCGTGGAAGTCGATGAAGGCAATGTGGGCGCTATCGTAAAGGTGGCAAGACAGCTTCTTGACAAGCGACAGCTTGACAAACTCAAAAATCATTGCAAGGATCCTGATACAAGCTGTGTGTCAAAGAACAAAATGTTCATAGAGCTTGCCGATATACTCGGTGGCAAAGGCTCTGAAAGTGAAAAGCAAAAAAACGTCTGAGGGCTGTCTGCGGACTTGCCCATATGATATACCGTGATGAGATATCTCTTGTCTGTGATTTTGCAGAGGTCTATCACGTTTTTGATTACAGGTCGCTGTCAGCTCAAATGGCAGCGACACTTTTTGTGGGTCTGCGTCCGGACAGCCGTTGCAAAATGTCCCTCTCCGGAGATAAATACACCATTGACACTTTGCTTGCTGCAATGATATACGATAAGCTTGCGTGGCTTCAATAGGCGAAAACCAAAGACGGGGCAAGAGGGATAAATATGCCCGAAACCGTTGTATCAAAGCTTATAGGCTCTGATAAAGAGAATAATGCGAGAGGCTTTGGAAGTATCGAAGAATTTGAAATGGAAAGACAAAGAATTATCG